CTGGCTCGACAGCCACCGCGTCCATCGACGCCTCGAACTGGATCGCCGTCGTGAGCGACTTCATCAGGTTCGTGTAGAACCGCGCCAGGTTCTTCGCCCGGTGGAGGTTCGTCAAGCCGAGAATTTCCACGTGCTCGACGAGGGACGGGTCGTCCGGCCGCATGCCTTCGGCGTGGTCGGGTGCGGAGTTCCAGTCGAAGTCCAGTTCCTCATCGAGGAAGTCCACATAGACGTGGTCCGGCCGCTTGCGGATGCCGAAGAACTCGATCTGAAAACTACCCTCGATGATGTTGCCCATCGTGAACAGTTGCGTCGTGGTGGTTGCGGCCGTCTCCGGCTTGGCTCGGATCGTGTTCCCGACGCGGAGCAGCTTCGTCCGGCTCGACGCGGAGAACATCTTGGCCCATTCCCAGTGAGCCTTGTCCGTGTCGATGTTCAGGCCGGTCTCCCACCGCTTCATGGTGGTGTTCTTGCCGCTGCCGTCGTCGATCAGTTCATCGCAGAAGTCCGCCCACTCCTCGAAGCTGTCGATGTCGATGTTGCCAAGGGTCAACGTGTTTCCGGAGCCGAAGCGTTGATTCAGCAGCCACTTCAAGCAACACCAGGCAGGGTTCGTGGTGTATTGCCAGGTCCGTGTCGTGCCGCCGCCCGAGAAGACCCACGCCTCTTGCCCTTCGACGACGGCCGTTATATCCCGAAGCGCCCCGCCCTGCGTCGCCACGTCGCTGTCAATCGCCACCATCGCCGTGAGCGGGTGCGTCTGCGCCTGGTCGTCGCTGATCTCCTGGATGAGCGTCCACTCCGCGTCCATCTGCGTCACGCCGGGTAGCCCGACGTGCTTCATCATGATCTCGACCTTTTGGCCGTTGAGCTGTCCGTACGGTGACTTCGAGTTGACCGGGAACTCGACGAGGATCAGGATCGTATGGCCTGGCGAGGCGATGAATGGGGCCTCTTTATGCGTAAAGGAAACCGGGTAACCCGGCCCGGTTTGCCCCTGAGCCCGGACACCAATATCGACGTTGAACGGTGCATTCGTTTTCGCGTGTAACTTGCCGGAGCCATGCCAGCCGTGGATGAAGGTCACGAGGAGCGAGACGGCATCAACCTCGTCATTCGTCGAAGCGGTCAACATCTTGTTGCGTGTCAATGCTGCCCCGACCGGCGTCTGCCTCGTGACCTCGTTCGGGCCAGGAATAGCCAGTTGCCCCGACCGGCCGCGCCGCGTCGTGATGCTTCCCGACTGCGTGAAGTTCGCGAGGTCGTTGCCGTTGACCTTGACGCCAGACCCGGTCCACTGATCTGGATTGCCGATGACCTCAGCGTTCGCCATCGTGTTCAGAATGCCGGTCCACGTCCCGCCGTTCCAGTGTGCGATTCGAGCCTGGAGATGCAGGAACGTGTGAAGCATGAGGCCGATGTAATTCGACGCACTGACAGGCCAGTCACCGTCAACGACGATCCAAAACCAACTCGGGGCTCCCGGCGGCTTGATCGCAATATCCGGTATATCGAACGCGAACGGCACGGAGGCGAGATAACCGTTCGCCGCGCTTGTTGCCTTGAAGACGTCGTTCGCGTCCATCTCGATCGGCGTGAAGATGTCAACGCCGTCAGGCAGCGCAAGGATCGCCTGGTTGGATTGCGCTGTCACCCGGACCTTGTAGCCGGCGAGGTCCCCGATGCGAAAAAGAACAAGCCGGACGAGCGAAATAATAATGTCTTCCGTCAAATTCAACGGGTGCGGACACAAGAACGCGACCCTCTGCCGCGAGCTGGTATCCCGGATCCCGACGTATGGATCAGTCTTGACGGGCGGGAGTTTGAGTTTGGGCCAGAACGTAGTCCCCGCCCCCGATACTTCCGAGAACCACGCCGTCGTGATGTCCGACGTCTGCCCGCCGATGGAGTGGACGCTCTCGCCGAGCGCGGCGATCGTCAGTTGCCGGAGGTTGCCGCGCGTCACGGAGTGCGACCCGTAGCGCTGGGCATTCCCGGCGATGTGCTGGACCCGCTGGAAGATGACTTGCCCCGGCACCTTCATCCGGCCGAACGTTACGGCGATCGGGGAACCCTCGGCGCGGGTCGACGACATCCCCGCCTTGCCATACGTCGGGCTGGACGGCGGGTCTGGCGTCCTCGGTTCGTCAACCAGGAGCGCCGATGCTGCGGCAAGGCTGGCCATGATCGCGGTTGAGATGAAGAATGGGGACGAGAGGAAAGTCCCGAGAGCTGCCAGAGAGAAACCGTAATACCCAAACGTGACGAGCGAGATCGGGTCCTCCGGGAACGCCGCCACCGTGAGCCAGTCGCCCGGATGCACCACCTCGGCGAGGTCGGCCTTCACGCCGTTGTGGTAGGCGGAGACGTAGCCGGCGTCGCCCCGGACCTTCTCGACAAGATCGCCCACCGTCGTCCCGGGCGGCACGGGATGAGGCTTGATCTCACGGTTCCCGCCGGGATCCTGCACGTCCCGAAATACGGTCACCTGGGCGGTTCCTGTCAGGCTTTGCATCGCATGAGTTCCTGTCAGGCTTTGCATCGCATGACCTCAGCGTCGAATCCTCGGAGAAGTCGCCGTGTGCGGACCACAGCGACCCGTATGGCCCTGCCTGCGTGGATCGAGAGCCTGTCGTTGAGAATCATCCCGAAATGGCAGGCGAAACCCTTCCGCCTAAAGACAATGAGGTCGCCTGGTTCGTAGGGCAGCTTGGCCAGCCCGAACCTGCCAGCGAACCGTTCCCGGTTCCGGATGAACGTGTCCTCATCGTCGATGCCATCGATCAGCTCCGGCAGCGTGACCCCACACTTGGCGAACAGATCCGTCACCAGCCGGAAGCATCGGGGATGCCGATACCGGCCCGGGTTCAGGACAGCCTCGTTCGCCGCGTCAAGTAACTTGGCGCGGAATCCCGGTAAAGATCCGGGCTCGCTGTGGGTGGAGTCGTTTGACACCAGCCGTTTCCTCCTCATCGCCGCGCTCAACACACGCGGGCCAAGTCTTCGGACAAACTTGAAAGGCACCCGGTCGTGACGTGTCATACATGCACGTAAACGGGTCGCCGAACGTCCAATTGCAATGCCACCGGCTATACCGCTGGTGGGGTGCGGTGTGTTCGTAAAGTTCCGCCGCTCCAAGCTCGAAGATGATCGTCTGCATCGTCGCCGAGACGTGCGCCACCTCGTAGTCCCACTTGATCGCCACCGTCTCATCGAGCGTGTTCTTGTTCACCAGATGGATCACCACCGACTTGTCCGTGAGCCCACGGTTCGCTATCAGATACGGGATCAACTGGCCGTCCGGGTTCGGGATGGTGATTGAGGCCGTCGTCGCGTCTTCCTCGCTCGACTCGCGGAGAGCGTCGTAGAGCAACGGGAAGGGTTCATACGTGTCGCCCCCGCCGCCGCTCGGCCATGTCACCGCCCGGAGATAAGGCGTGATGCGGAGCTTCTGTGTGGCGTTCACGTCGATCTCGAACAGCTCGATGAACGGGTCTTCCTGCGCGATCTTGAGTGTCTCGGCAACGAAGTCGTCAGGGATGGTGCGCGGCATCAGCTCACCACCTGTTCCGCGAACAGGAACTCACCGAGCGCCCACCGTCCGCCGGGTATCTTCCGCTTCACGATCCGGCCGGCGGCAATGAACACGTCGATCGATACCGGCGGGTCCGTCTCGGGGATGTCGAAGTGGAACGGTGCCTGGTCCTCGATCCGCGCTCCAAGGAACGTCTCGAGGGTGCCGACGTCGGTTCCGCTCACGTTGTCGAAGTTGATCTTGATCCACGTCCGGCCATCCTCGAACTTCGAGATTGTCGCCCGGTAGCCTGCCTCGAACTTGTGATCGTGCGTCTCGAACGTGGAGGACCGGACCGACATCGTCTGCGGCGTGATGAGTGGGAACGTCGTCGCGGCCACGCCCTCGCCCTCGAGCGGGATGGTGGACTTGACGGTGGTATCAGCCTCGCGGTAAGGAGGGTCGCCGGCCTCGGTCGAGAAGATCGTCGGATAGCCGCCCGTCCCCGGATACGGGTCGGTGTTATACCAGTAGAAATCCGTGTCGTCCTTCAGATACCAGAACGTCGCGCCTTGGACGTTTCGGTTCGGCCTGAATCCGATACGGTCCGGGTTGAGTGAACCCATCGAGGCCGTGTCTTGCGAGTCGGCAGACGAACCGCTCTCGACCGGCGCGTAGACGAACGACGTCACCCCTAGCGGCCGGAGCATTTCCCACCGGACAGGTTCCGCGCGGCCGAGGCCACCGTCATCGAGCAGGCCGACGACGTAGACCGACCCCCTCGAGTCATACATCAGCGAGTGACCCGGGAACGTCGTATAGTCGGTCGGCGTGGCCGTATCGACGCGAGTGTGAATGAGTGTCGGCGTGCCGACCGGCGTATCCGTGATCTCGATCAGTTTCAAGAACGACTTCCCGCCGCCGCCGTCGTATCGATAGATCCCCGCCGGCCACCCTCTTTGGTCAGCCGCAATCGCCTCGGCCGTCTGCACGGTGTCGCCGCCTTCGCTGATGGCGATCGGGCTCAACCAGGTTGTCTTCGCCGCCTTCGGCGCTCGAGCCGAGTAGTAAAGCGACCCGCCGTCCGTGTAGATCAGGAAGCAGAACCCGGCCGAGTTCGAGGCAATACGCACGTCCGTCGCGGATGAGCCGCCAATTGCTTGTTCACCGTCCGCGAGTTCGGACACGTAGACCACACCCGAATCGATGTAGGCCGCGATGATGTTCCAGACGCCGGCCGTCCGGCGCGACGGGTCGAGTATCATTCCGAAGCTGGTGACGGCGGTCTTCAGGGTGAACTGGTGATAGCCGACAAGGAAGACGCCAGGCCCGCCCCAGATTTCCGCCGCCTCGTCTCGCTGGATAACGTGCGGACTGTCGACGCCCTGGTAGCGACTCATGCCGCACCAGATGTTGTTCGCCTCGTCACAGATCAGGACCGGCTCGTCACCGCCAGCCGCGGCAGCCGTCGCCCCGATGGTATCGGACCACGTTTCCGCCGCCCACACCGCGCCGTCGTCCGTCGACTTGTAGAGCTTGGTTCTGGCCGTGGGTGAAGCGGCCGAGTCGTGGTAGCAAGCGTAGAGAACGCCGTCCAAGTCCCTGATGCCCGAGATGGACAGAGGCCCGCCCGGCGTTCCTGATTCGATGAGAACCTTTTGGACGGTCATGCTGTCCTCACCGTCCGGATCAGGGAACTCCGCACCTTGCCGCCCTTGGCCATCTGGGAGAGCCACCAGTTGTTCATCCTGCCTTCCGAGTCCCGCATGATGCGGTCGAGGCCAGCGAGGTCGGTGTCCTGTGGCGCGTGGATCACCGGCGCATAGTTGAAGGTGACGTCCCCGCCTCCACCACCACCGCCCACGGCCTGAACCCCGAGGTCGCCCGATGACGTGGTAGCAAGCGGCAGCACGGCCTCTTTCCTGTGGCGTTCGGCTGCCAGCACGCCCTTGCCGCTGCCGATCCCGAGGATGGTCGGCTGGCTCATGACGAGCCCCTTCGCGGCCGGGATAAGGCGGCCGTCGGCCGAGGCCACCGAGGACGCTCATCGCCGCGAACCGTGAGGCGATCTGAGAGAAGGCGCTAAGGAGGCTGTTGATGACGCTTCGGCCAATCTCCCCGAGGTCACGGAATCGGCCGGTCATCGGGTCGAAGAAGTCGATGGTGAATGAGTCGAGGAGAGCGCTCGCCACGTCGGCCCCGACGATTGCCATTCGCTTCCCGGCGGTGTCGAACTGGGCAGTCACTTGAGAAAAGCCTTCGGCGAAGCCTTCAGGCTGAAGCATCGACGCGCCGTCGGTCCCTGCGGCTATTCGGCGATTCTGCTGTTCGATCGATAGATTACGATACGCTTCTGTCTGCGCTTCAATATCCTTCGCACCCGAGCGCCGGAGGGCGTTCTCGAATTGTATCGCCTTGATTTCGATCTCGCGCTCCGCGGCCGTCATTCCAATAACGCGGCCTTCTTGCTCAAGCGCAATCCGCATCTGAGCGACGGTCGCCCCAGCTAAGACGCGTAGCTGGCGTTCCTTTTCCAGATCAACAATCGTCTGCCTCTGCTTATCTGAGGCGTCCTTGCGTGCCTGGGCTTCGTCCAAGATGCCCTCGGCAAGTTGCGATACCTTGTCGCGGACATCCTCTCGCTCGTTCGATTCCATCTTGGAGAGGGCGACCGCATTCTCGGTCTCGAACCGGAGGACAGCCTGTGCGACGCCCACCTCTTTCACCAGCCGCAGTTCGTTTTCGAGCGATGCAACCTTCTTATCTATCGATGCCCGCGACTTGTCGTGAGCTGCCGCCGTCTCTTCTTCCGCCTTGATGGTTCCGACCTGTCCACGAGCGGCCTCAAGTTGCTTCTCGATTACCGCAATCTGGTCAGCCACTTGGGACTGAATGATGCCGAAACGAATGACGGGAGTAAGTTCGATGGACGGACCGAGCGCCTCGTCTTCGACCTTCTTCCCGACGAATTTGATCTGGTCTTTCCAGCGCTTGAGGGTCGCGTCCACATCGATCGACGGAACGAGCTTGGCGATACGCCCGATGTCGACCAGTTCGCCGCCGCCTTTCGAGGCGATAGACTGGAGAGCTTCCAACTGTTTTTCGAGCGATGTGACCGTTACATCCGGGGCCGCGCCGAGGTCGATACTCCGAGCCGCTGCCGCCGCGTCATCGAGCAACCCGGTCAACGCGCTGACTTCCTTACCCATCCGAACGAATCCGACAGTTGCCATTCTGCCTTGGTCACTCAGGAAAAGCATCGCACCGCCAAGAGCAGCGACGGCGCCGGCTGCTGCTACAAATGGGTTGGCAATCAATGCGATAGCGAGCCCTTTGGCCGCGATAGCAGCCCCGCCAATCGCGAGTGCCACGTTCTTCATGACCGAGACAATGCGAACCGCAACCAGAGCAATAAGTCCCTTCGCAACCAATTTGATAGTCTCCGCAAGTTTCTTGGATGCGTCTGACGCATTGACCGCCGCGTCGTCGAGCCCCCCGATGATCGCAACGGCCCCAGTGATCGTGTCGACAAGAACCGTCAGCGTATCCTTTGCGTCTCGCTGTTGCGTTATGACCGCGTTGAACGTATTGGCGAGTCCCTGAAGCCTCGCGCCGAGGGTATCGGCAGCGCGGGCGTATTCGATGTTCAGCGCGGTATTCGCAATGTATTCCTTCTCCGAAAGCTGGAGCGCACGAGCGACGTCTTCGTGGCGTTTCGCCAGGACAGGGAGAACCTTGAGAATCCGGAGGTCCGCAAGCCCGAACTGATCGAGAACCTTCGTGACGTCCCCGCCTGCATCAACGATTTTGTTCAGCCCGACCAGGAACATCTGGAACGCTCGCACCGTATCGGCCCGGAAGAGGTCCGAAGCCTGGTCCGCGGTCATGCCCATGATGTCCGCGAGTGCGCGAAGTTTCTGACCTTGCCCACGGATAGCCGCGTCCATCGACCGGAACGCCCGGCCAATGGCTGACCCGGCAATCTCGGTCTGAAGACCAACGGCAGCCATCGCCGTCCCGAGCGCGAGCGCTTCCCTGGACGATACCCCGAAGATCGCCGTGTTCTGGGCGACCGCCGTGCCCATCAATGCGATCTCACGCTCGTTCGCCGCGAAGCTATTCCCGAGTGCAACGATGGCAGCGCCGAGTCTATCCACAGTCTCGACGCCTTCGTTGGTCACATTCAGCAACCGAGCAAGCGTGATCGCCGCCTCTTCGCCTCGGAGCACAGTCGCGGACCCGAGCTTGCCGACCGTCTCGGTGAACCGGAGGAGGTTGTCTGCCCCCGTGACGCCGAGCTGGCCGGCAGCCTGTGCGATCTCAAGGAGTTGCGTGGTCGGGATAGCACGCATATCAATGGCGAGTGCGGTGATTTCGTCGCCCAACGCAGAGAGCGCCGCGCCCTGGATGTTGGCCGTCTTCCCGACACCGACCAGACCTTTCTCGAACGCGATCATCGTTGACACAGCCCGACGCACCGCAACGAACCCGGCGAACGCACCGACCAGCCCGACGATTCGGCTCCGCAATCCTGCCGTCACGGTCGAGAGCCGCTGAAAGCTCGCCGTCGACCTGGCCGCCGTGCCTGACACATTCTTCTCGAACCGCACAAGCGCAGACGAGGCCATGTCCCGTATCTTCAGGATGACTTGTAGGTCAGTGTCACTTGCTGCCATCGTTTCCCAACTTCGCGACCAGCGCGTGTGCCCGCGCCGCCGCGTCCTTCATCGAGTCCTTCTTTTTCTTGTCCGTATCTGGCGGCATCAGTTTCAATTCTCGACCAATGAACTCGAACGCCTTCATCAACCACCGAGGCTGGCTATTTACTGCCCCAGGGAACGGAAGATGTTGAGGGTAATGGTAAAAAAGCTCAAACACTCCCGTGATCCCCGAGCCTCGAAGCAACCGGATCGGGCAATCCCTGATCGTCTCGAGGCCGCCCTCCGGGGTCTCGATGATGATCTGATGTGGTGCCACGGCGGTCGGTCCGTCGCAACCCCACGCCTTCCTCAGTTCGCTGTCGTCTACGCATCGGGCGCAGTCTCGGTCGACTCGTCCGGTGTAGACGAGGAGGGCAATCCTAAGTTTTTTCTCTGCTCCTCGGACAGATCGCTGGACTGGTTGCCGATGGCCGAAAGTAACTCGGCTCGGTGATTCACCCGCAACCGATTGATCTGCACGTCGGTCGGTCGGCCGTCGTCGCCACTCTCGAACGTGACGTCTTGGCCCTCGCCGTTCGGGACGTTCCGCCACCCGACCCATCCGAGTTTGAGCACGTCGCTCTGAAACGAAAGACCATCAAGTTCCGCCGGTTTGGTCTGCTTGCCGGAATGCACGGTCGGCGTGGCCTTCTTCACCACGTCGATGTATTCACGATGTTCATCCATCGTGAAGTTCCGGAGAAGCATGACGGGTGGTTTGTCACGGTCCTTGTGCTCATCGAACACGTATTCGATGGCATCGTCTGGACCCAAAACGAAATCCATACTGAACCTCCTTTACCCTTCTATTGGATCTTCTATCTGGTGCCGATCATGACCTCGTATTCGAGCGCGGAACCCGCGCCGGCGACGTCGAACGGCAACGCCGCGATCTTGACCGGGCCTCTGTCTCCGCCGTCGTATCCGGTGATGGTCGCACGGCCAACCTTCACCTCGTAAATGTCGTCCGCGACCGCGCCGAGCGCGAACTCGAAGATGCCCTGCGTCGCCGCCTGCGTCGCCCACAACTCGTCCGTCGATCCGTCGATCGCGAGTTCCGGATCGAATGACCCGGTAGGCTCCCGGCCTCCGGGACCGTGCATCACGGCCACCGCACCGGTATTGATGTTCGCGTTCTCGCGGGCCGCGAGCGGGTTGCCGAGCGACAGCTCGAAGGTCGAGAAGACGGTATCGGCCACGGCCTGGCCGTAGGCGGTGAAGAACCCGGTGCCCTTGAATCCGAGTTGCTGGTAGGGATCGTAGACAATCGCCGACTCGGCGACGGTCACCTCCTTGCACTCGCCCTGCTCGAAGACACCGAGCGCCTCGCACTGTAGCCGGACGGTCTGGCCGCGGGTGCAACTGAGTCCCCACGTTCCCCGGCATCCTGCCGCAGCGATGCGGGTGTAGGTGGTTGTCGCCGTGTGGTAGAGCAGGCCGATAGACCGCGCCCCGTAAGCGCTGATCGGGTGATGGATGACGTTGTAGTCGGCCGTGTTGAGGGTAGCGTCCGTCGTGAACGTAGCACCGCTCACCTCGCCGGTGAAAACCGTAGCAACTACGATCGTCCCGATCTCGATGCCGACAACCTGCGTCGCGGAAAGTGGAACGCCGATGATCGAGAAGAAGATGAACCCGTTCGTCCCGCCGCTGTCGAGGAACTTCTCGCCGGGAATCGGCGTCCCCGTGTCGCCCGAGACGTCAAACTGTTCGCCTTGTTCGGAAATCATCCCCGGGCAGTTGGCCGCCCACTGAGGGACGCCGGTGGCGAGCGTCTCGGAAGCGGCCGAACCCGTGCTGCCGATCTCCGCCTCCCAGTTGAAACGCTGAAGCTGCATTCCGATTGTCGTGTTGCGCGGCGTCAACGACGGACGCAACGGATTGTTCTTGAACGTCTCCCACTCTGACCGGAAGTCGGCCGCGTAGAGCGTGGTGCCGTAGTCTGCATCCGGCTCCTCCCACGTTCCATCGGCGACTGACTCTTCCTTCATCGAGAGAATAACGTTCCGAAGCGGGTGTCCTGGTGCTGGCATGGATTCTGCTCCTCAAATAGGTTGCATGTCTTCCTCGAGAACGATGTCCATCTCGTGCCCTGCTGGCCCGCCGTGGAACGTCGTATCGAGTGTGTCCTGGCTGAATCGGACCGTCGTGGCCCCTTCACCGAGCGCTGTCGGCGTGTAGCTGAAGTTTCCAGCCCGGCCTTTCTGCGTGTCGTGGTCTGTCAGAACTGAATCCGCCTCGGTTTGTGTCATGAGTCGCACGGGAAACCTGAAGGTCCGCACGATGTTCGGCCGTCGTCGACCCCGAAGGATCGGCCCGGCTGTCGGGTCACTCACGAGCAGCCCGTAGTCTTTCGTGACCTCGAACGGGTGACTCGGGTTCGGGATCGTCATCTATCCGTCGTCTTCCTCTTCGGGTTCCGACACGGCAGGCGGGAACGGCTCGACCTTGGTCGGCGCGGGTTCGGGCTCGCCGTGGATCATCCTCTCGATCGATTCGATGCTGATCTCGATGTCCGCCGCCTTGGTCGGCGAGAACGTCAGCAGCTTGGCCGACGCCACGCTCCCGTCCGCCATGTCCGTCTCCCCGAACAGCGTGATCGGTCCGCCGCGCTCCCGGCACTTGAATCGCAATCTGTCCATATCGCCTCCTCAGTCTGAACTCGGGTCCGTCCGGCTGTGACCGAAGTCGATCGCCACCGTCTGGTCCGTGGTGATACAGCCTGGCTTTCCCTCGATCTTCGTCTCGATCATCGACGGCTGGCTCTCGGCCGTGACCGTCGTGTCGATCGCATACGTGCCTCGCGTGTGGTCGGCTTGCAGCGCCTTTTCTACGTCGCCCATGAGGTCCTGAGCCGCCGCCCGGGACGCCTTCGGATCGGTCGGGTCATAGGTCACGACGCCTCCGACCGGCAGGCTCATCCGCTTGATTGTCTTTGAGTTCGCCTCGTCGACCGTCTCGACAGACGGCATGCCGATGTTGATGTAAGGCCGGTCCTTGTCCTCCGATGACTGCGGCTCGAAATACGGCTTGTCGTGCCCGTAGACAGCCTTCACGGCCGTCTCGAACGAGGACCCACCTTGTATCGCCTCAAGCGTGTCGTGGACGTCCTGGAGGATGCTCTGCGCCTTGGTGGTCATGCGCTCCTCCTGTATGCCCGGCTCTGCGCCGCTCGGATAATCAACTTCGCCTCACGCCGGAACTTCCGCCACGTCTTCAGCATAAAGAGGCGCTTCGGGACCTTGACTCTCTTCTTCAGGACGAAGATGGGCGTGAGCTTCCCGCGCTTGCCCTTGCCAGTGCGGTCGAATATGATCAGGTTCCCGGCCTTGCTTCGCCGGATGAACTGGCCCTTCTTCTTCCCGCCTTTGAATCGTCCTTTGAGTCGGCCTGTCGGCGTGAGCGCACTCGGTAGCGGCACCTTTAACCACGCGCCCTTCGGCTTGATGATGGTGTATTTCCTCCCGCGCTTTCCCTCGTGGACGTTGGCGAGCATGTTCGCCTTCTTCCCCCTGAAGAACACGCGGCCGATAATCAATGTGCTGCGGATCTTCACCTCGCCCTTGAGCGCGTTCTTGAGTTGCCCCGTCCTCGCGCCGAGGCTGTTGGGGCCGTGGATACTCAGCCGCTCGTGGACCATCTTGTTGTGGAAGCGGTCGATGACGTCCTTCGCTGCCCCGGCCATCTCGCGAGTGCTACGTTCCCGGACCTTCCGCAGTCCCGTGAACAGCTTGCCGACCTCCCACTTGAGTGTCGCCATTAGCCTGGCTCCACCAATCCGCCCGAATGCAGCAGGCGCTTGAGTAGCTTCGCGACCTTCGGGTAGTTCTTCGTGGTTCCCGCGCGGCCCGCGCCTCGGTAACCCACCGACTCGGACTTCTCTTCGTTCGAGTAGCTGAGGCTCTCGATCTCGGGACTGTAGGCCGCGTCGAACGTATCGCCGTTGAGCCAAGCGACCGACAACTCTGCCGTGGCCTCTTTCAGCACCGTCGGCGTCGTCCCGCTCGAGCCGCTCCTGACCGACCACCCATCCTGGTCAACGAAGTCGGTCCGCGGATAGGGAAGCGCCTGCGTCTCGGTCCACCGGCTCCCGCGCCACTTGCTCTCGTTGTCCCGCCGTATCTTCGCGGTCGCAATCCGGATGGACTTCTCTTTCCGCGTGTCGTCTGACTTGTCAACAGCCGGCACGTTCTCGTTGTCGTCGTTGTATTGCTTGAGGTAGGCGACGTCGATGAAAGCGTTGGCGTCAGCAAGACCCGTGCCGTCCTCGACTGTGAAACTAGCGGCCATGCCATCCTCCGTCACAGCAAAACGCGGGAGAACCGATCAGGCGGATAAAGACCAGCCCTCCCGCTAAAGATAGAAGGGTTTCCTCTATCTGTGATCTCAATAGCCGACAGCGATCCAGTTCACGACCTTCGTGAACGTCTCGGCCGCAATCGGCGTCGGGTTCGACGTCGAAGTCCCCTTCCACGTTTTAAGGAGCATGTCGCCGCCCGTGCTCGCGACCGCCGTGACGTGCGCCGGATCGAGAGTGAGGTCGGACTCGAGGACCGCCGTCACGCACAGAACGACGTTGAGCCCGGACGCGACCGTATCGTCCGCCGCGAGGGTCGTATGGGATCCGTATCGAATCTGTAGGTCCGACCGCTGCTGGTTCTCGACCAGACAACTCGAACCGCTGATGTGTCCTTCACCTGCCATATCGTTTCACACTTTCCCGGGCGTCTGTGCCCGTATCTATTTCTCGGGGAACACCGGCGGAGGAGCTTTGAACGTCACCTTGGCGCTCGGCTTCGGGATGTCCTGCGCCTTAGACGGAGCGTCCTTGGCCTTGAACAGCTTCCATCCCACGGTGAGCTTGTACTCGACCAGCTCGGGGGGGACTTCCTGCTCCCTGCCCTCCGGCGTCCGCATTACGACTTGTTCCGCCATGATCTGTCCTCCAAAATAGGTGTCCCCGGCACCGAAAACCAGGGACACCGTCTACTGTTGCGTGTCCGTGGTTACGTCACGTCCTCGTGGAACCGGACCGCCATGTTTCCGTCGAGAACGTTTCCGCCGTAGAGCGCGTCGACACGCACCATCGTCTTGGCGAGGTTCCCGTCGTACCACATGGTCACCCGGAGCGAGAGCCCGGTGATCGGGTCGCTCACGGTGCTGACCCGTGCGCCGAGACCGCTGATGGTCGTCTCCGGCAGTCTGCCGAAGGCCAACGCATACCAGTTGCGGTGGAAGCCGAGGGAGAAGTTGCCGGACGGGAACTCGTCGCCGGTCTTGGTGTGGAAGGTCACGACCGCGTCTTCCGCCGCGTCGGCCACGAGTGCCGGCGTGAACGTGCAGGCACCCTGGTTCGACGCCAACTGCACGTCGGCCGTCAGCGCGTAACGCTGCGTGTTCCCGGCGACGGAGAAGGTGTCGCCCTTCTTCAGGAGGTCGGCGGAAGCGAGGGCGTCGATATTCATCGTGGTCTCGCCCTTGTCGTATCCGCCGTTCCCGCTGTCGATCGCACCCGCGACGTCCGAGGTGGAACTCGCGGTGTGGCTCGTCACGTTCTGGTTGGCCCAGAAGTTGAAGCCGTAGCGCATGCCGAGGTTGCCGCTGATCTGCGAGTTGACCGCCGTCCCGTCGCCGCCCTGATACTGGGTGAACGCGGCGAGGTTGAGGAGGTCCTTCTCGTGGGTCGTGGTCAACATGAAGTGCATGTTGGCGACGTCCTTGAGCGGGCACTTCGAGACCTGGAGAAGTCGCCTGGCCTCGACGATGTCCGTCACGGCCGCCGTCGCGCCGGCCTGAGCGAACGCCCACGGGATCTTGTAGTAGAACGTCTGGATGTAGTCGTCGATCACCTCGGCGATGGCCGCCGCTGCCGGGTCGATGTGGTCCCGAAGGATCTCTTCTTTCGAGAGCGCCATCTCCTTGTCGGTGAGACCGAAGACGACGTCTTTCCACTGGTCGAGGGTGACGGTGACGGAACGGGTCAGGATGTCCGAGGCACTCACGGTCGCCGTCGGGGCGTTGCCGGCCGTGAACGCGCCCGGGCCGCGAACCTTGATCGCGGTGCCCGATTCGTGGCTACTGTATTCGCGATCGTAGCCCATGAAGATTCGGCTGGCGAGGCCGAGGTGGTTGTAGAGGGACATTAACGCTTCTTGCGCGAAAAAGTCCTCGTCGTAGAAGCCTCTGTCGTTGGACATGATGCAGAGTTCCTTTCATGCGGCTGTGAAAGGCATCTCTGCTCACGTTCGGCCAACCGTCGCGTCGCTGAAGCGCTGACTCACTCTGGCGCTTCAGGATCTGGCGGTGTCGCTGGCTGACTCACTCTGGCCTGCGACGATGGCCTTTCCGCTTGCCGATCCGACCTGACTCACTCCGAGTCGGGCAGTCGGGGGCTGACTCACTCTGGCCCGCGAAAAGTTGCCGTTTGGTTGCGTTGCCGCTAATCCGTTATTGTCGGAAGTTTTCCTACTTTCTGTGCGGCCTCCCGCACTCGCTGATATTCGGCCGGGGTCGCGCCGCGCTTGACGACAAACTCGCCGTCTTCGGTCTTGCCAGCGATCCCGGTCAAACCGCCTCCGGCAGCCTTCGTGCCGCCGAAGTTCTTCGGGAACTCCGCCCGCATGTCCTTGCCGACGTATTCCGCAAGGATCTTGTCGGGGTTTGTATCCCCCAACTTGGTGACCAGCCGTGGTTCACCGTCATCGTCCGGGACACGATAGATCGGGCTCCCGTTATGTGTCTCGCCTTCTTCTTCGACCATCCGCGCCAGAAGTTCCCGTTTGAGGATCTTCACATCGGCCGGATCGGATACGTGCTTCAGCAACGCATCGGTCGCCATCGATTCTTTCTGTTTCAGGTTGAACAGCTTCCGGTCGACGTCGCGCTCTTTCTTCTCGGCCGCGAGCGTCTTCTCGCCTGCCTCGACCGCGTTCTTCAGCCGCTTGACGTCCTGCTCGAGCTTCAGGAACGCCGGGTTGGGCTTGTCGCCCTCGCCGCTTTCCGCCGCCGCTGCTGCCGCCTCCTCGATCTCCTCGAGCTTCGTGAGGGCCTCCCGGGCCGCCGTCGCATCGAGGTCCTTGAAGGGGTCGAGGTCCTTCCGCAGCTTCGCGACCACCTTCCGCTCTTTCATCAGCGCGGACTTAAACTTCGCCGCATCCGCCTGCACCGACTCGACCGTCGGCCCCTCGTCTTCTGTCACCTCGGCTTCGAGGGTCGTCTCTTCTGGTTTCGGATCCGCCACGATTCACCTCTCTGGTTGTCAGCCATCCGTGCGAGCGCCGGGCTATGCTTCCGCCCTCTCAAGACGCTGTTATCTTTTGGTCTCAAAATCAGATTGTCAATAGTAATTCGTAAGCCGTTGCTATTCAGTGGGTTCTGGCCGTGGGCGCCTTCGGACCTTGATGTCGTCCCACGAGAGATCCTGCCTGGTCCGCAGTTCCTTGAGACTCAACGGCCGGAGCTGCGTATCGACCAGCTCGTCAATCTTGAGCTTCCCGGCCCGGTAAAGACGGCCTCGCGTCGGTCCCATGAACTCGTCCTGAACCTTCGCCGGTTGCTTCCGGATCCATCCCTTGTAGGTGGTCTTCTCGCTGACCTTGCCGTCCATCGACCTTCTCTCGAGCGGCGTCAAGTCGCTTTCTTTCAACCCAAGTTCCTTTGCAGACTTGAGTTGCGGGATTCTCTTGCAGCGGCAGACAGGATGCGTCGAGTCGATCGGGATCGGTCCCTCGCCAACCCTGAACTTGTTGCCGTCGAGCCCACCGCAGATGACGCACGTTGCGCTGTCAAGGATCGCCGTCCACACCTCCCAGGCGATGACCTCCTCGTTCGCCTCGATCGCCAGGTCCGACCCGCTGTTCCCCGCATGGCCGGCCGCCGTCTCGGCAATCCGCTCAGCCTCTCCGAGCGCCCGGTCGAAGACGCCTTTCCTCCCGGTCATCCGGCGCACGATCTGGTTCGTCGTCTCCCCGCCGAGCAGGCCGAGGTTCACCTGGCTCATCGTGTTCGTGGCCGTGTTCGTGGCCATCCCCTTGAACCACTGCTGCAAGGTCCGGCCGGCGAACGGCTGGTTGCGGATGGCCTTCCTGAAGTCCTTCAGCAACGGCACCTTGGCGCTGTAGTCGAAGGGGATGTCCTGGCCGAGGACGTTGACGACGAACCGGCTCTCCTCGAGCGCCAGGAAGCGCAGTTGCTTCGCCAAGTCGTTCATTGCACGGCCGTAGCCAGCGTTTAAGGTGCCTTGCGTCGTCTTTACGAGCGACTTGAAGGCTTTCGTGCCGTGGACCGCCGCGACGTCCCTGCGGCCTCTGATGCGGTTGAGCATCGTGGTCATGGTCTCGCCGAGCCCGGAGAAGACCGAATCCCGGAGGAAGCGGGAGGTATCCCGGGCCAGGCCCCGCTTGACCCGTTCGATCTGGTGAGCACGACGGACAAATCTATCGAAAAGGCGGCGGTTGACGGTGAGCGGTGGCGTGGCCAAGGTGCGGAAGTCGGGGACGGATGCGGTTTCAGGCATTTATCTTCGCTCTGACTCTGCTGGAGCTTGCGAGCATCCCTCAACCGGGACGTGCCGCATCTGGTTGGAAATTTCCTTCAACCAATCAGCTTCGAAGCGCTGGTCTTTCCCATTCACGCGAACAACTACATCCACGTAATGCGCTCCACGTAAGTCCCGCTCGTAGCACCACTGGAATAGTTTATCGAGGGGGTATTCAATATCATGGCCAAGGGCACGTTTAGACCGCGTGCGTTCGGCCATGCGGAATAGGAACCGATGTGCATCCCACGTCTTCCGCGAGATGATGCGTCGCCCGTGGACGATGCACCGTGTTAGGTAGTCAATAGGTCTTCCCTTGATGCGTTCCACCGGCCACCCGAGTTTGTCGAGAACTATCATATCATCCGCCTTTCGTCAATGTTCGGAAGTCGGGGAGCGTCCGGGTCTCAGGCATCTATCTTCGCTCCGAATAGCATCCGCCGAAACGCGGCCTTCTGTTCCGCCGAGAATGTGAACATCTTCGGCAACAGAAACTCGCGCCCGTCGGCGAGGATAAGCCGCCAGTCGTCCGTCGCACGATTGTGGCAGACGACAGCGCCGCGCATCCAGGTTCGCTTCGGCTTACTCATTGCTGCGCCGCCTCCATCGCGTTGATGAGCGCCTGCCGGTAGAACTCCCGGCCGATGAGGTTGGTCGACGTCTGCTCGTTGAACTTATCCTGGTGGAACGTCACCGTGAAGATTTGCCCGAGGCTATCCACGTATCCGTCGCCGCCATCCGGCAACTCGACTGGAACTGCAACCTCGTAATCCTCGATACCCGAGATCCAGCCCTTGGCGACCTCGCCGTTGTCGCACTTGAGCGCCACGTTGTCACGCTTGTGCAATTCCATCGTCGTCACGCTGCCGCCTCTGCCTCCGGTTCTTCGGGTTCCTCGGCCTCCATGCCGGCCATATCCTGCATCCGCGTCATCTGCTCGGCCCGCGCCTTCACCACCTCCGTCGCCACGTCCAGCGTATCCGAGTAGCCGCCGCGCTTCTTTCGCTCGAGCAGATACGACTCGTGCGTGATGATCCTGCGGTCGTAGTCGCCCTGCTGCGCCTGCGTCTCCTGCGCCGAGAACACACCGTGAGCGAAATCACTGAACACGTCAACCCGGAAGTCGTCCTCAAGGACGATCGGCTCGGTCGCGGACGTCGGCCGGTTCACGTTGAGCCACGTCGCGGCATCCCGAAAGGCGTCCGTCACGGTGTTCTCAAGGCCACGAACGGCAATCTGGAGTTGCGATTGCGCCGATGCGCCCCGAAGGATGTCGCCCGTCGCTGTGATGTCGCCCGCTGGCATCTCGAGGAATGGCAAAGCGGATAGGAACTTCTGACGCGCCTCCAGACGTCCGAGACGGTCTTTGCCCGCCTCGTAGGCCATCCCCTTGTGCTCAAGCGTCTCGATCGTCTGGCCTGCTGGAAGGCTCTCGATCCGGCTGTGCCCGAGCGTGATGTCCGTCTCTCCGCCCTCATCTATGCCGGTCCGCACCCATCCCGCCACCTGGATCAGGTTGACGTATGAATCGTGGACGGACAAGAACCGCCAGTGGTGGATGTTCAGGTCGATAATCTTGAAGAAGAACGGCTTGGCCTTCAGCCGCGCGATCCGTTTCGTATAGAACGTCTTGAGCGGTATACCTCATCTTCGGCGGCCTGAGCCACGTGATGACCCGACCAGGTAGCCCGCCCATCTCAATGAAGTCGTCGTAGCGGATCTCCTCCGCCGCGAACCGCTCGAAGGTAAGGACGTCGGCCTTCTCTGCCGACGCCGGCATCGGCGAGTGGTAGACGCGAACGCGCTCGACCGTCTCCTCTTCGTAGGGATCGTCGCCGCGGGCCGGCCGGTTGAATGTGTCCTTGATCCGACACCGCGCCATCATGTCCTCGCCCGTCGGCATGGTGACGAACTCCGCGCCGAGCATGTTCTCCGCCTTGACGTGGACGATCGTTGGTCGTGCCCGCAGCAGCCGTTCCTCTTCCGCCGTCTCGACGTCAATCGCCGGGAAGTCCACGAAGAGGTGCGTCAGTCCGTCGTCGAATCCGGCGTCCAGAACATCCTTCGCCTGGACGGTCAGATTCGAGCCGCGCCGGTCCATGTCCTGCTCGAGCGGTTCGAGCTGCTCGGGGACCTCGCCACGGATCGTGACAGGCCGAGAGAACGGCATGGAGGCCGCTTGGTCAACGGCATCGTCGTAGTATGGGTCAAGGACGGACGCGGCCCTGCGGCGTTCCCATTGCTTGTCCTCCTCCCTCGCACGAGGAGGAAGAAGGCGCGTTCCTTGGGCACGCATCGCGTCGGACCCACCGCGCAGCGGCCGGGTGTTCCGCCAGTATTTCGTCTCCATCTCTTGGTTCGCTGCCGACGGTTCACCGACGGCGGTCGAGGTGATGGCTGCGGGTTGCGCCTGAGTGGCTGTTGCTGTCTGCTCTGGCATACTCCTACTCTATTCGTCCGCCTTGATTCCTCGTTGTCGACGCTTCTGCTCGAAGATCCTCAACACCTTCTCTGCTTCCTGTTCCGATACGTCGGTCCCCTTCTTCGCCATCCACTTCCAGTAGAAAGACCCGACCACGAACCCGATCCCCGCGCTGACAAGAAATATGACCCAAGACGAGTCTGTCCATTCCATATCACTCCGCCTTACTTGGTTGCGCCGTGTCACTGGTGTCCAACGGACTGTCTTGATACTCCGGTCCATCCTGGACGCCGTAGATCATAATTCCACTTCGTCCGTCCTGTTCCTCTTCGCGCATCTCTACGACGCGAAACTTGATCGGCGGGTTGTATCGTTCGCCGCAGAAGTGCGAAACGGAAGCGACGTCTCCGACCTGAAGGAAATAATCGTCAGCCTTCTCTATCGGGGTCCAGACGTTAACGTCGCCGGGTTGGTATCTGTAGACCATATCAATACGCCATGCTCTTTGCCTTCGGCTTCCCGAGGACTGGGAACTCCTTGAAAAAGTAGTAGCCTACGCCGTCGACGAGGTGAGAAACCGACAGGTCGGATTTCTTGTCGATTTCACCGCTGCCACCCTCAAGCAACATCGTCTGCTCGAAGTCCTCGGCCATCTTCATCGCACGGCTTCCGTCGATCCGCACGTGGACGTTTCCGTTCGCGTCGCGCAACCGACGGTTGACCGCGTTGATTCTCGCCCGCTGTCTTGGGTTCGCCAGCGGCACGCGGAAGTGGATTCGTCCCTTGAACACTGGCCGCAACATCTCTTTGATAATCACCCAGTCGGAACCGGCCACCTTTGCCGACCCGCGAGCGCCGCCCGTCGCGTCGCCGTAGATGAACACCTTGCCGGGATGCTCTCCCCAGTCCTGGATGAGCCGGCGGCACACGGCATCGGTCGTTGAGTTGCGCGGGATGTAGACCGCGTCGAGGCAGTTCGACATGTCCGTCTCCTGCCAGACGGATGCCGTCCCCGGGTCGACGTTGAAGTCGAAGCAGAAGACCAGCGCCCGCTTTGGGTCGTATTCGATCTTGTCAACGAGATGGACGCCGCGCTCAAACGCGTGATAGGCGCGGCCCGCGTAAGTCACGAACTCGGCGAGGTATTCGGATCGGTATTCCAGCTCGTCCATATCCGCCTTGGCGGCGGTGATCTCTTCTGGTGGCAGGATCGACTCGGACGTCCAGTGCAGCGCTCGCCACCCGGTCTTCATCGGCGCTTCGTCGTAGAGCTTCTTCATGTGCGCCGCGCCGCGTGGACGGGAGAGAAGCACAGCCCAACCCTCGCGGCCAGGCGTCGAGAGCATCGGCCGAATGTAGCGCCAGACGTTCGCCTTGCATTCGGAATACTCGTCGACGATGATGCCGTCCCACGGTTCGCCCTCGGAACGCATCGGCTTGTCGAGGCCGACGATCCGGATGATGGTCCCGTTCGCGAGCGTTATCTGCGGCGGGTTGCTTCGCCGGACACCCACGACCGCCCATGACGGGAGGAACGCGAGAAGACCTTCGGGTTCGTCAAGCCAGAGGTTCGTCGCTTGGTCTTGAGTTGGTGCGCCGCAGAGGTAGCGGCCAAGCGGGAACTCGGGATGCTCTCGCGTGTGCATGAGGAAGCGCTCGGTTCCCCAGCGCTTGATGCACTCGGACTTGCCAGCCCGCGCCCCCGCGACAATCACGGTGAACCGCTCGGACTCGGATCGGATCATCTCCTGCTCGCGGTGGTATCGAAGGTCATACCACCGTGGCGTGAGGCGTTCACCGAGTTCGAGTGTTGCCGTGGTCATTCGGGGTTATCCATTTTCTTTAGGGCATCGGCGAGGGTATCCATCGCAGCCCACATCTTCTCCCACCGAACTA